ACGGGGCCGAACATGTCAGATGTTCCGACAAGTTGCCGTATTCATTTTTAGCATCCGCAGCCGTTGCAGGCGCCGCAATTTCCATACTGATACGGAGCAGGAACGGGGAAAGCCGGAACAGGGCGGGGATTGTAGTAAGCAAGCTGCCCGCTCATATAGGCTTTCAGCGTTTCATTCTGCGCAGCCTGACTTGCGGCAAGCTGTGCGGCAAAAAGCTGCTGGTTCTGCTCGGCAATCTTGGCATCCTTTGCCTCAATACGCTGCGCCGTCAGTGCGTCAAGCACAGCGCGGGCGTTCGCGTTCTGGTTCTCGATGATGTCCCGCGTGCCGTTCTGGATAGTCTGGCGCGTGTCGCAAGCCTGCGTAGCGAGGTTGTAGTTTACGCCCTGAATCGCTTCGCGGGTTTCGCAGCAGCAATTAGCCTGCTGCATCTGCATGGCGTTGAGCTGCTGCATAAATGCCGCCTGCTGATTGGCGCGGCTGATTTCGGCGCTCATAAAGCCCTGCTGCATAGCGTTCTGCACACCGTTGACAAGCTGTGCCTGAGCATAGAAGCCGTCACACAGACCGTTGTTTACGACGTCGATTTTGCGTTCGATGTTGGCAAAGTCGCTGGTGAGGATGTAACCATCGACAGCGCCAGCACCATTACCGCCGCCAAAGCCGTTGTTGCCCCAGTTGCCGCCCCAGCCGCAGAAAACGAAGAGGAAAAGAATAATAATCCACCACGCACCATCGCCGCCAAAGCCCCAGCCGTTGCCATTGCCCATATTCGCGGGCTGAACAGGCATTGTCATAACAGTGCCGTCCGAAGAAAGACTCATGTTTAACTCCTTTCAAAAGTTGAATGTATTGTTCACCGTGCGCACGGTTTGAACCTATTGTAAAAAGCTCTGAAACTGCTGCGCCATCGCTTGCAGCTGGTTTAGCTGCTGCTGGCTCATCTTGCCGGATTGCAGCAGCTTTTCCACCTCTTGTTTGGGGTCGCCCTGAAAGTTATTGCGGAACTGCTGAAACTGCTGCATCATTTGCTGGAATTGTCCCATTGCGCCCGGCATTTTGCCGCCGCCAAGAGCGTTAAACAGAGGGTTGCTCATTGTCTGCCTCCTTTTTCTTGCGCGTCAAAGGTTTATCTGCCGCCAGCGCGTCAAAGCGGGCTGTCAGCGCGTTGAACTCTTGCCGTGTGACATATTCCTCTTTCGGTTTTTGCGCGGTCTGTGCTGGATGTTTCTGGCTTGCCGTGCGTTCCGAGTAGTCAAAAACGCGCAATGGCTGAGGCATACCGCTGGCGTCGGTGGCCTTAATGTAAAATGTGCTGTTTTCGCTGTCCATCAGCAGTACGCTGTTCCCTGCCGCCACCATATACGCTTTGGCTCCTTCTTCACCTTGCACCCAGATAATAGGCGAGCTTTGCTGTGCCGGTTGCTGCTGCGGATATGCCGCTTGCCGGAGCTGTGTAAGCTGATCGGGCATGGCCGACGGCATCTGCTGCCCCATTGGATAATAGTTCGGCATATAGCCGGGCTGATACGGTACGCCAAACGCCATAGTCAATCATCCTTTCTGCCAGTAGTACAGCGGCACTTCATCTCCGCTGTCCCATGTATCCAGCCAGTCCCCATTTTCCACGCACACAACATGCGTAGCCATTGCCAAAATATACGTGCCATCTGGGTGCTCCGCCGCAAAATCTGCCACTGTGTAACAGTCCGGGCAGCTGTTCGGAATTGCCGAACGGTTCCACCCACATCGGCGCAGATAACTGCCCCAGACATAGTTTGCAGACGGCATATCATGCAGTTCAAATCCTGCCAGCACCAGCGCCGCATATACAGCCGCCCACGATTGATGCGTTGCGGCTGCAATGGCTCTGACGGTACAATCGCCGACGCGCTTTTGTTCCGGGTTTAGGTTGATTTGCTTGTATGCCATCCGAACCGCTCCTTTTATCTAAATTGTACAAAAAAAGACGGCACAACGTAGGCCAGTAAAGTGCCAACATTGTGCCGTCTTTGGGACAAAATAAAAAAGGCGCGGCCACAAAAGCAGC